ACATCGCTCGCACAGGTCGAGTGCGTTCATGGATGGACAATCCAGATTCAAAATTACCGGTGAGCTGCACGGTTTACATCTGCGAAGACGCAATGGAGGGAAGAAATGGAATTGAGAGCAGCTGGCGATACGTTAGCCATGCCTTACGGAATGCGGCAGGAGTCGCTGTCCATTTATCTAAACTCCGTTCAAGGGGTACAGAGAATGGAAAGGGTCTCATCTCTTCAGGCCCAGTGTCGTTTGCAAGGATTTACTCTGGACTTAACGAAACTCTAAGAAGGGGTGGGCACTACAAAAATGGTGCTTGTGTTTGCGTACTAGATCTTAATCATGCTGATGTAGAAGAGTTTATTGATGCAACTCGTGCTGAGCTGCCTTGGATCAAAAAGTGTCTGCAAGTTACGCCTGAATGGTGGGAACAAACATCAGTAAATTTGAAGGAAAAAATTCTTCAGGCACTGAAGGCTGGAGATGTATGGCTAACTAAAGTTAAGTATGACCAAAAAGGTAATCGTGTTTATTCTAATGTTTGCCAGGAGATCTTTTTGCCTCACAGGGGCAGTTGTTTGCTTACCCATGTAAATCTTGGCGCTTGTGATATTGATGACCTATATGATGCTTTCTATGAAGGGATGCTTGAACTGTGTAACTTGCATCCTACTACCGGTGTCGGTGAGACAGGTGAATATCTCGATCCATCAGAAGATAAACAGGTTGGTCTGGGGATGCTTGGACTTGCCAATTTCCTTTCAATCCATGGAGTAAGTTATGCCGCTTTTGGTGAAGCACTCACACTCATTGACGATGGAACAGCTACCTGGACTCCAGCGCTTTGTATTGCTCGTAGTTTGCGGAGTGCTATTAACAATGCAGCTAATGTTGCTCGTGCTCATGGCATGGACAGAGCATTTACAATCGCGCCTACAGCATCATGTTCATACCAATACGTTGACCTTGAAGGAAATACAACAGCACCTGAGATTGCCCCACCCATCAGCAGAAATGTAGATCGCGACTCAGGCACGTTTGGCGTTCAGAGCTTTTCCTATGGGGATTGTGAAATCGCTAGTGAAGTTGGGTGGGAAAATTACAAGGCAGTTGCAAACGGCATCTGCCAATTGCTTGAAAATACTGGCATGTTCCATGGCTATTCATATAACCATTGGAGCGATTTCGTCACCTACGACGAGGAATTTATTCAGGACTGGTTTAGCAGTCCGCAGACATCACTCTATTACGCACTACAAGTCAGCCCAGATACATTGAGGAAAGACGACGTGAGTTCGATTATGGATGAGGACTACGCAAATATCTTTGATTTTTCTGATGACAACGACTTCTGCTCCAGCTGCGCTGAGTAGCTATACAAAAATTTTAAACCGTAAACGTTCCTGGACTCCTGTTCAAGGAGAGAAGGGTGTGCTAGTAGATGGCTGTGAGGCCACTTTAAAAAGATGTCTAGCTTTACGCACATTAGAGCTTCCCGTTAAGGAAATGCTCTCCCAAGGCTTAGAGAGAGACCTACCAAATGACCCCGGAGTTATCCCTGCACTTCAATCAAACATGTTGGATGAGGACAAGCATGATCTTGGGTTGTCGTATGTCGTTGCTGCTCATGGTGTGGATGCATCCGCAGAGCGAGAAGCCCAGGCAATTCGTAAAGCTTGGCTTAATGCACCCGAGCACCCAATCCTTAAAACAGCGATCCTAGAAAGGTCAGTCTTTTTTGTACTCCTACCGTTCTTCAGATTTAATGGAGACATGATGATTAGAAGTCTTGCTAGTGATATTAGCCGAGACGAACAGACCCATGTCGCTCTCCATGGAATGGTTGCACATGATCTTGGTCTCTCATCAACTGAAGGGCTTAACAAACTACGAAAGGCAACTGTCTTGTGGGCAATGGATCTACTAGGCACAAACGACAACAAGTATCTAGACAAAGACTTTTGGCTTAAGCAGTCAGATAGTCTTTACTCAAGAGGAAAGGCAGAGGGCTTGGCTGACACACAGCGATCCAGAATGCCGGCATTTTTTGAGACCTCGAACATTAATTTACCGCAGTATGGATGACACCAATACTAAGGCTCTTTTAAGAGTCTTGGAGGAAGCATTTCCACCAACAAATCCAATACCAACAAATACTTACGAATACATTATGTACCGCGCCGGTCAACGGGCGGTCATTGATTACATCTATCAACTAATTGAGGAATAGCTTATGTGTGGCGGCGGCGGTGGCGGCGGCGGCGGAGAGTCCAGAAGTGACAGACGCGAGCGCAAGGAAAGAGAAAGAAAGATGGATAGGCAGAGGGAAGAGGACCGGCGTCGGGCGGAGGCTGATCAAGCAAGACTTGAGCAAAAGCAGGCAGCATTTGCAGCAGAGCAAGCACGTATTGCAGCAATACCTCCTGCTCAAGCTCGACAAAATATGTCTTATTCTTTATCAAGGCCCGGTGCTCCTGGTGATTCTGTAGCTCCAATAAATCCTGGGACTGGTGTTAACGAGACTTTTGATTTGTCAGTTGCACCTCCTACATTGGTCAATAATAATGTAAAACCGACAATTAAGACTAACTCGGTTGCTAGCAAGAGAAAGTCTGCTAAAGGCTCTAAGTTGACAATTGATAAAAATAATGCAATTGGAACTGGTAAAGGTAAGCAATCTGCAACCGGCTTAAATATCCCTACTTAATATGAAATCATCCGCACAAGCACGGTATCAATTTGGTGTAGCGGAGAGAGAAGACTTTTTGGAGATGGGTCGTCGTTGTGCGGCACTCACCCTTCCTTACCTCCTTACCCCGGACGGTCATGGAAATGGTGAGCCACTCCCGACGCCTTGGCAATCTCAAGGAAGTAAAGGAGTCAACGTCCTGGCCTCCAAAATGATGTTGAGTCTTTTCCCTATCAATACAAGCTTCTTTAAGCTACAAATTAATGATGCTGAACTTCAAAATATGCCCGATATAGGGCCTGAAGTTCGTTCTGAAATCGACCTCTCTCTTAACAAGATGGAGAGGGTTGTAATGCAACACATCAATGAAACAAGTGATCGCTCACTTCTTCATGTTGCTATGAAACATCTTGTTGTTACTGGTAACTGCTTACTATTTCAAGGTAAAGATGCACTACGTGCTTTTCCTCTTGATCGTTATGTTGTATGCCGTGATGGTAACGGCAAGGTTACAGAGATAGTCACAAGAGAGCTCGTTGACCGACAAGAGCTCGGCCCAGAGTTTCAGGCAACAACAGCTGACATGAGTGGCTCTGATTCCAATAGCCCTGGTGAAGACGGTCCAAAGCTAGGAGTAGCAACTGGAGCATACGGAAGCAAGAACGCTGAAGTGTTTACCCTTGTTAGGTATGTTGGTAATCAAGTTAAATGGCACCAGGAATGTGATGGCAAGATTATCAAAGGTAGTGAATCTAGTTCACCTTTAAAGCACACTCCCTGGACCCCATTAAGATTCAATGTCGCGGACAATGAGTCATACGGTCGAGGACGCGTCGAAGAGTTCTTTGGAGATCTTGCTGCGCTAAATGAACTCATGAAGGCGATGGTAGAAGGCTCAGCAGCGTGTGCCAAGATTATTTTCTTGGTGTCACCTTCTGCTACTACCAAACCACAATCACTAGCAAGAGCGAGTTCTGGGGCCATAATTCAGGGCCGCCCAGAGGATGTCGGCGTTGTATCCGTTGGTAAATCTGCTGACTTCCAAACTGTTCAACAGATGATTGTCTTGCTTAATCAGCGGTTGTCTGATGCTTTCTTGATCTTGTCTGTTCGACAGTCTGAGCGCACAACTGCCAGCGAAGTCATGGCCGTCCAACAGGAGCTAAATGAGCAACTTGGGGGAATTTTCGGAAATCTTACTCAGGAATTGTTGAGACCTTATTTGTCTCGTAAACTTTATATCATGAGTAAGGCCAAGCAACTACCTTCATTGCCTAAAGACTTGGTTATGCCCACAGTCGTTGCTGGCCTAAATGGTGTTGGTCGAGGTCAAGATAAGCAATCCCTTATGGAATTTGTGCAAACCCTTGGTCAAAGCATGGGTCCACAGGCTCTCCAAACTTACATTCAGCCATCAGAATTTATTTCACGTCTTGCTGCTGCAAGTGGAATCGACGTAGTTGGTCTGGTGAAAACACAGGCAGAGCTACAGAGCGAACAGCAAGCTCAGCAACAGCAGGCGACACAAGAATCAATCATGGGACAGATGGGGCAACTAGCCAAGTCACCCATGGCAGAACAACTGATGGGACAACAAGGATCAAATGGAACAGAAGAAGAAGAGAGCACGGAGCCCCAAAGGCCAATTCAAGGGCAATAACCCTGTCAATCCTGAGCTCAATGATGCTTGGGAGCCAGAGGCTATTAAACCTTTAGCTCCTAAAGTTAAATACACCATAAAGCCCTCGGTACGAGGGTCAGCTACGGCTGGTAAATACACAATGAATAAAAAGATCCGTCCGAACTTCGGCGGATTAAACACCACGTCTAACTAAATGCCCACTATCGAATTTGACCCTTCCGAGGGTGTCACATCTGAACAACAAGCAGCTGAAGCCAACGCACTAGCGCAAGGTGAAAAGATTGCTGAAATGAATGAGGCTGATCGTAATAATCGGCTTCAACAGCAGGAAGATTCTCAGGAGCAAACAGCTCTCATCGGTGGCAAGTTCAAGTCACAGGATGATCTTCTTAAAGCATATAACGAACTTCAAAAGAAATTAGGTACTCCTAATGATGAATCTACAGATGAGCCGGTCGATGAAGGGCTGCAAACCGAAGGGGAGCAAGAAGCCGAAGAAGTAAATGTCGGCGAAGGCGCTGCTTACATGCTTGAGTTGTCCAAGGAATATAGTTCCACTGGTGCTTTGTCTGACGAAGCCATGGAACGTCTTTCTTCCATGGATCAAAAGGATTTGATCAATTCATATTTTGAATATCAGGCCCACATGAACCAGCAGGCCGGTCAGCAGCAACTTGCTAATGATCAGGTACGGGACATCCAAAACTCTGTTGGTGGTGCTGAGGCTTATTCACAGCTTATTACTTGGGCATCACAGAACTTGAGCTCAGAAGAGATCAATGATTTTAATAGCATTACAAATGACGGTAATGTTGCTGCTGCAAGATTCGCAGTAGAAGCCCTATCTAGCCGCTATAAGCAGGCTGAAGGCTACGAAGCACCCTTGGTTACCGGTAAGGCTGCCGGTAGTGGTGTTAAGCCCTTCAGGAGTCAAGCAGAGCTCGCTCGTGCGATTGCTGATCCTCTTTATTCACAAGATCCTGCTTATCGCATGGATGTTGAAGCACGTCTGGCCAAGTCGAAAGACCTTTTGTAACTCCATAGTTCGTTCATCCGAAAGGACGCATCTACTCAGTGCATGGAACGGGGCCTGAGCCTATGGAGATTCCAATGACTGACATTCAAGTCCAGCAAGCGGTTCGCCTTCAGAAGGCTGCCAAAAAACAAACTAAGCTCACCTATCGTGGTGTCCAGTACTTATTGTCTAAGTAAGCTTAAAAACTTTTCCTTGTAAATTTCCAAGGACCGGTTACGGAATCTAGGACCGGAAAAGCCTAGATGCCAGGAGAGAGGGCACCTCAGTGTCGGACCCTCTCTTCATTTGCCATTCGAGCCCGGATAGTCCGAGACAACTCGTTTGGTGCTAGCGCCAAGTTGATGGCCCTAAATCAACAAACACATACGCGTAAGTGAGCTTCATATAAACAAACTCTTTTAATTTTATCTAATCATGGCTTTTCCTGATTATCCAATGGCCAGGCCGAACTCGGTCAATGGCAACCAATCAAATGCGTATGCTGATAAGTACGCAACCGCGCTAACTCTGTTCAGTGGAGAGGTGTTCAATGCCTTTAACTCCGCTACAATCTTTAAAGGACTTGTCCGTAACTATACACTTAGGGGCGGCAAATCAAAACAGTTCTTGATGCAAGGGAAGCTCGGTGCGGGCTATCATACGCCTGGGACACCGATCGTAGCTGATGCTGCAATCAAGGCAAATGAAAAAACAATCATCATGGATGATTTGTTGATTTCTAGTCAATTTGTCTATGAACTCGATACGATTCTGAGTCAGTATTCTCAGCGATCTGAGATCTCCAAGCAAATCGGCGAAGCTCTTGCTCTGCACTACGATGACCGCATCGTGCGTGTGCTTGCTAAGGCAGCTACCGAAGCTTCTCCTGTTACAGATGAGCCTGGTGGATTCCAAGTCAACATTGGCTCTGGTAACACCAACAACGCTCAAGCAATTGTTGACGGATTCTTCGAAGCCGCTGCTGTGCTCGACGAGCGCTCAGCACCCCAGGAAGGAAGGGCCTGTTGCCTCTCTCCTAGACAATATTATTCGTTGGTTTCTAGCGTCGATACAGGAATCCTGAATCGCGAAATTGGAAACTCTCAAGGTGACATGAATAGCGGCAAGGGTCTTTACTCTATTGCTGGTATTCGTATCTACAAATCCAACGTATTGGCTTCTCAATACGGTAAGGATGCCACTACTGATAACGCAGCAGTAACTGGCGAAAATAACAGCTACGTTGTGGATAATACTAATCTTGCGGGATTAGTGTTTCATAAGGAAGCTGCTGGAACTGTTGAAGCTGTTGCTCCATCAATCCAGACCACAAGTAATGACTTTAATGTGCAATACCAGGGCGATTTACTCGTCGGACGACTTGCAATGGGCTGCGCATCCTTGCGTACCTCAGTAGCTGGATCTTTCCAAGCTGCTTGATAAAGTAATAATTTTCCCCTGGGGCTTCGGCCCCTCGGGGCTCATCATTCCCTAGAAAATAAATGGCTACTACAAAGGCTACGAGACTAGCCGCAGTTAATCAAATCATCTCTAATGTGGGCCAGAGTCCACTAAATAAACTTGATAGTGGTAACCCTTTGGCAGAACTTGCTGAGGGAATTTTGGATGAAATCACCCGTGCTGTACAAGCAGAGGGTTGGTCCTTTAACACTGAATATAATTACCCGGTTACACCTGATGCTCTTACCAAAGAGATTGGTGTTACTTCAAACATGCTTTCAATAGATACTCCGCCTCGTGATCGTATTCAGGTCGTTATTCGTGGTGGTAAATTGTATGACAAAGTAAACCATACTTCTACATTTGAAGAGCCTATTAATGCTGACATTGTTTGGCTTGTCAATTTTGATGATATGCCAGAAGCTTTTAAAGGCTATGTCACTACTAGGGCTGCAAATGTTTTTGCTGGTCGAACTGTGGGCAGTCAGGAAGCTGTGAAATTTGGTGAAAGAGAGGAGTTAATGGCTCGTGCAAATTGCATTGAGTATGAATCACAACAGGGTGACTACACAATGTTCTCTGATCGCTCAAATAACTTTACTTATAACGGCTTCCGTCCAATTGACGCACTTGGGAGATTCTGATGCCTTCTATTTCACAGAAAATTCCTAATTTGTTAGGAGGGATTAGTCAGCAGCCTGATCCCGTGAAGCTAGATGGACAGGTTAATGATGCTCGTAACATCACCTTGGATCCAACTTTTGGCTGTAAAAAAAGACCACCACTTAAGTTTGTCGGTGAGCTTGATAACGGTACAGCAATCCCTTCCTCAAGTCACTGGTTTCCAATCTTTAGGGATGAAACTGAGCGCTATGTAGCTGTCGCTTACCAAAGCGGTGGCAATGGCGTCCTGCGCGTCTGGAATGCTGACACAGGGGCTGAGCAGACCGTTAATAGCTTTGGGGATTCTCTTGATTATATCAAGGCAAATGATCCACTCAATATCCATGAGCTGACTATTAATGATTACACCATGATCGCCAACTCTGAAAAGGTGGTCACGATGTCAACAAACTCTGGAGCTATTGGCAACCCAGAAGCTTTGCTTGTAGTCAATGAAGTTGGGTACGATACTACCTATTCTGTTGATTTTATTAAATCAGCTAATAACCAAAAAGTAAAAATCTATAAGGCTACTAAGCTCTCTATTAGTCCTAGCTCTTTTGAGGTCAATGATAATACATGTAGTTTAGGTGGTCAAAGTGACTATGTAGAAAATGGAACCGGAACACAACAAGCTCTCGGATTCAGCATCCTTGCTAATTGCACACCTACCCTTGTTACTACTACTGTTCCAGGTATTCCTTATCCAACAGCTGTACAACTAAATGCTTCAGCTAGTAGCGCCACCAGTTTTGCGCAAACACAATTTGGAGATCCTGATAGTTATGGAGCTGGTAGTTACCTTTATCACACAGCCACTGGGTCTACGGCAACAGGTACGATTTCTGTAAAGATTGAATTTCGTGTTAATGGAGATAATCGTGGTAACAACAGCTACGCATATTCAAATGTTGCCGTTACCGGATACAGTGATAACAGTGCAACGGATAATAATGTTTGGGCTGTAGGAAATACTTTTAGTGTTAATACATCTAACTCTGCTCGTTCCCTTGGCTTTAAGGTTACCAACATTCAAAAAGGACCAGATGGGCAAGCCTATTCTTATAAAAGTGTTTATGCAACAGAGGTAAAGCTAAATTCTGGTGGAACTAACTGGCGCATTGGTGATAGTGTTTCTGTTTCTTTGCAAGGAAAGCAATATACAATTACTGTGGAAGAGGAGTCATTTAGTTATGGCTTTGTCGCTGAAGCTACTGCCTCATTCACCACTGTTTCTTCTGGTGTCTTGGATATTAATGATATTGTATCTGGCCTTAAAACTGATATTGATAGTATCGGTACATATGATACAGAAACCGTTGGTAATGTTATCCGTGTTAAACGTAATGACAGCGGTGACTTTAACCTTCAGGCAAGTGGAGGTACTACTAATAGAGCTCTGTATGCCATTAAGAGTGAAGTCTCTGATATTTCTCAGCTTCCAGCACAATGCATTAACAATGTTGTTCTAAAAATTAGGAACACTGCTGCTGCAACAGCTGATGATTATTTTGTCAAATTCGAGGCTACCTCAGGTGAAATCCCTGGTACGGGTACATGGGTTGAGACAGTTAAGCCTGGTATCCCCACTGACCTCAACATCAGCTCTATGCCTCATGTACTCATCCGTGAGGCCAATGGTGAGTTCAGTTTTCGTGGTTTGTCTAAGTCTGCTCAGAAAGAGGCTGCAACCTTTTATGGGGAAACTGTGGATGATGATGATTTTCTGTTTTGGTCTGGACGTGCTGTAGGTGATGAATCTACCAATCCTTCTCCAACCTTTGTCGATAAGACTGTTGTTGACATGTTCTTCTATCAAAACCGTTTAGGGTTTTTGGCTGGAGAGAACGTGATCTTGTCACAAGCAGGTGATTATTACAACTTCTTTGGTGGATCTGCTATTGCTTTATCTGATGCTGATCCCATTGATCTTACAGCTACTTCAACTAAGCCCTCTCGACTAAAGCGTGCTCTTGGTACATCAAAAGGCTTATTAATGTTTGCAGAGAATAGCCAGTTCTTACTCGCAACTACTGATACAGCTTTTGGTCCTTCTACGGTTAAACTCACTGAAATCTCGAACTACTCCTATACCTCCAAAATTAAGCCCTTGGAGTCTGGAGTATCAGTCATATTTTCAACTGAAGCAGATACCTTTTCTAAGGTATTTGAGATGGCTCTTGAGTCAATTGATAACCGTCCGTTAGTTGCTGATAATACAAGGATCATTCCTGAGCTTATTCCACCTGACCTTACTATTGCGGCAACCAGTCCTAATAATAGTTTTCTAGCCTTTGGCAATGGTAACAATGAATTGTTTACCTTTTCATTTTTCAATGAAGGCAACAACCGAACTATTGCGGGTTGGGCTATTTGGGAGTTTCCAAGTGACATTAAATTATTTGATTTCACACATGACACTTCTTTTACGGTCATGTTTAACCCCACAAGTGACTCCCATGTGCTTAGTCGTATGGAGTTTTTGGATGACCCTGAAACCGCTCCAATCAGTGTGTATGGCAGTAAATTTGTTCCTAGACTGGATAATTATATCTATGACACGGACACTACAATTGTCACTACGGGGGACGTAAAAAAAGTTACGTTTCCAAATGGATTCTTTGTAGAAAATACTGATGTTTATGTTATGGATTCCACTCAGGGTGTTTCCATCAGATTCTTTAAATTTACACCTGTTCTTGACTCAAATGGGACTTACTATATTGAAATACCCTCTGATTTGACTGATGATGGTTTTATTGTTGGCTTAGCTTATAATATGCTTGTTAAGCTACCTTCTTTCTTTGTAAAAGAGGAGAAAAAATCTGACCGAAGAAACATCCCGGTTTGTGAAAATGTATTTCTAGATATGCACTTGTCAGGAAGTGTAGATGTTCTTCTTGAGCGTGTGGGGTATGACAATAGGAGTTTAACTATTGCCCAGCCTGTAGCAGATGTTTATATCAGTGATTCACCTGCTATCACAGATGTATTGACCGACGCAATCCCGGTCTTCTGCCTTGGATCATTGGCTTCACTAACCATCTCAGCAGATGGTCCACTTCCTGTAGCTTTATCTAGTTACTCATGGGAAGGACATTATAATAATAGAGGTATTCTTCTCATTGACTAAATACTACCGTGCCGCGACTATAAAAGACGGGCTAGAAGTAGTTAACAACATAAGATACGATGACAGAATGGAAGTCGAAGCAAGTGGGTATAGTCCCATTGATATTCCATTCTGGCTTTCTCTCAGCGAACACGCTACTGCAATTTTCAACGATAAAGGTGTAATTGCTGGTGTTGCTGGTGTTGTACGACTAAGTGACCAAGTAGGTCTGATCTGGCTGCTATGTACTCCTGCAATTGAGGATGTTCCTATTACATTTTATAGGCAAGCCCAAATCTGGTTAAAGAACATACAAAAGGATTATCAACTCCTCTGGAATCATTGTGATGTCAGAAATAAAGCTCATCACCGCCTACTTAAATTTCTTGGCTTTAGTGCCATAAATAAGGTCTATATCCGCAACTACCCTTTCTATGAAATTGTGAAACTATGTGTACCGGAATCGAAACTGCCGCCGCCATAAGTCTTTCTATAGCTGCTGTCTCAACTGTATCTTCTATTGGTTTTGGCATTTACCAACAGCAACAACAACAGGCTGCGGCGCAAGCTCAACGATCACAAGCTGCTGCACAGTTGCGTATGACGCAGATGCAGAATATGCAGCAACAACAGAACCAGATTCAACAGCAAACCCTACAGCGTAGGCAACTCGCTCAGCAACAGAAAAATCAACAGGATCAAGCGCGTCTCCAGCTTAATCAGCAGATCCGCTCTCAACTTCTTGCTAGACAGCAACAACAACAGCAGACCGATTTACAGATCCAGCAAGCTAATGCAAGTATCTTAAATCAATATCAACAGCAGCAAGAATCCGTACAGCAGGAGCGCGTTCAGCTCATGCGTCGTAATGAGATTGATCGTCAGCTATACCAAGGCTCTGTAGAGGATGCTAGAGAGCAAGTAACTCTTAATAATGAGGGTGCTAATCGCGCTCAACTAGCTGAGCAGGCAAAACTGAATGAAGTTCGTAAAAAGGCTCTCTTTGAACAACAAAATCTTTTAGCAAAGTCTATCGGTGCTAAGGGATCAATTCTTGCGCGTGGTC